CCCGTGAAGTCAAAATCAATGCAAAGTTTTTCACCATATTTAGGAACTAACCAACGATTTAATTCGTCGCGAACTTTTATTAATTCAGGAATCACCGCGTTTTGATATAATGATTTTTTTGCTTCACGCATATTGTTAAACGTTGACGATTCTGTATTATTTAGCAAAGAAACCGGCACGTTATAAATATTACACAAATCCTTTATTGACGCGTTGTATTGTTCGATTAATGATAAATCTGACGCACTCAATCCAAAGTTGACCCAAGACATTTTTTTTGGTGAAATAAGAATGTCACCAGCATTGCTTGAACCTTGATGACTTTGTCTGAATTTGTCTTTCAATTGTTGTGCTTGAACCTCATTGATTCCGTCTTCTTCTTGGGTTGTTAAAATACCTCTTGCGGTTTGATTCTGTAAATATTTGACGCCGGTTGTAACTGCTTCATTGTTAGTTGTTAACGAACGAAAACCCGCTTTCAATGGTGATTGACCGTAAAGGTTAGAACCCGAACCGTTGTAATTAGGATTAAAATTTTTAATGTGACAAATCAAATCTGCGGGAATCTTATAAGTTCCGTTGTAATTCAAAGAATAATCCTTAACCGGTTCTAATAATCCACCAGAATTGATTTCCATGTGTTGTGACGGCAAGATATAAAGTTCTTTAAATTTTTCAGCATTAACACCAGAATCCGGCGCGATTCCGTATATATAACGATTGCCCGTTAACAATCCAAATGCAATTAATTCTGTCATGAATGAATTATATGATTGCGCTGGATTTGGTCGATTTAATAATTCATGTAATTCGGTGTCTTCCAATTCAATCATTGCGTCTTTACGAATCATTCTTTGACGCAACATTGATTCTGTTGTTTGCAATCCTGACGTTAATGATTTATATTTTTGATATTTATTTTCTGATTGTTTTTCATAAACTTGAAACGGAATAATTCCTGACGCCCTTGTTATAATATTTATTAAAGAATAAACGGTTGCATTTTGTCTGTAACCGTCATTTATAAATGATTCGTCGTTCTCTGCATTAAAAACAACTGACGAACCTAAATAATTATAAATTGCTCTGTTATATGCTTCAGCCGTCCTTTGTGAATTTTTAACGAAAAAATTTCGCAGATTGTCAATTAAACCCATTAGTTAAGAAAATTTGTTTCAAAAATACAAAATTTTAATTTCATTATATAACGAAGAAATTGTCACTAAATCTAAACTTTGTGTAAACTACATAACGAATCGCGTCAAGTAAATGTTCAGGGACATTTTGTATTGGTTTGTTTATAATCGTTCCGTCTTTTAATTCGTCCCACAAATACGATTGTTGTTCTTTGAAAATGTTTGTTGATTCTTTAGAAACATAAACTTTAAATTCTTTTATTTTAGATATACCAGCATTAACAGACCCCGCGCCTTTTGTTGAAGGTTTTACAATCAATCCAGCGCGTCTTAATTCTTCACCGGATTTTGGTTCTGCGGAATCATAAATAATTTGT